GACCTGCAGCATGTCGACACCGAACGCGTTCGCGAGCTCGTCAAGCGTCCACTCGCGCGCCGGCTCCCAGACTGTGAGACGGGAAGCAAAATTGTCTCGGCCAGGCTTCAGGTTCCGCGATCCCGGTATACGGACAACGCGGTTACAGCCTTCTGCACCCGGATCCGTCAGACCTTTCTCGGCGAGCGCATTCACCAGGCCCTCGAACCTGGTCAGGTTCTCGTCAGGGACAAGCATGTAGCCCCATTGGAAATTGCCGGCCGACGTCTCCAGCTTATAGGTTGGCTTGACCAGGATGTTTGCCTCGTCGACCTTCGTGCCGACGTCATCGAGGACCAGCAGGAACGCCGCCACACAATCCGATTTACGGCGGCGCCAGCGCTCGCCCTCACCCGGCGCGCGGACCGACGACACATTGACGTAAGTCGCGTAAGGCATGTCGCTTTCCAGCCAGCTCATATGAGCACGGCCGAAACCCTCGACATTGACAAAGCTGCCGTCGGGCTTCTGCTGCGCGATCAGGATATTCTCACCCTCTTCGCGATGCTGAAAAATAGTTGTCAGAAATTCTATCTGTGTCGTCACTTCCGATACCTCCTGCCTGTCCATAGCTCACAATTCAAAGGCAGACCTTCTGCCCAGTCCGGCACGTGGAGCATCGCGCGCCGTAGCTGATCCTGGGCCTCATCGACCTCATCGGTCTCCACCTCGAGCAGCAATTCATCATGGGTGTGACCAACCACAGGCCACCCCAGTTCATCCAGTTCGACAAGCGACCGGCGCAGTATATCCGCTGCCGCCGCCTGCGTCGCATTCTCTGCCATCAGGCCGCCGTACATCCGTATCCGCGGCCAATATGTGTCACCCTCGGCTGGTCGCCAGTTGGCCTTGATCGCTGTAATCTCGAATTCTGATCCGCGCTGCGTCTCTACGACATCGACGCGCGCCTCCGGATAGCTGATCACCCGGCCGCTCGGGAGCTGCATGAATAAAAGGTTAGCACCAGGCGGGCTGTAAAACGTCAGCCGCCCGACACCGACCGGCGTCCCGCTATCATGAAGGGCATCTATCGCCCCGCGTTCAAGCGCACGCCAGAACTGAACAGCCCAATCATTGGTCGCGCGCCAGGAATAAATAACCTCGCGCGCCTGGTCCTCAGACAAGACGACACCAAAGGCCCGCGCCATTGAATTAAATGCCCCGACCCCGCCGGCGTAACCGCACGCCAGGACGACGACCTTGCCAACCGCACGCTCGTCTTTTGTGATCTCCGCTGCCGGCTTACCGAAGATGTCAGACGCGGCCAGCATATAGTTGTCCGGCGCCGACGGGTCCGCATCCATGCCGCGGAAGACATCGAGCACGCGCTCACCCTCCCCTGACAGCCAGGGCAGCATCCGTGCCTCGATCTGGGACCAGTCTCCGCAGACAAACTGGTGACCGCGCCGCGCCATGATCGCCGGGCGCAGCATCTTCGAGAGCTCCGACATCACGTTATCGATCGGGTCGCGGTTCAGTATCGCGGATCGAAGAGACGCAACATCGTCCGGCGCCGATCGCGGAAAGTTATGAACCTGCAGCCCGGCAGAACTAAACCGGCCGGTCTGACTGGCACCACCGAATATATAAGCACCGCGCACCCGCGCGTCGTCCTCGGCACGCGTGACCATGTTGCGGTACTTCGCGACCGATGACCGGCCTGCGTTCTCGATCAGCTCCAGCAACCGCAAAAACGTCGGATCAAAACGACCAGCGTGTATCTCCTCGATGCCCATAAGCCGCGACCTGGCAGTCCGGTCCAGGGATATACGTGTCTTCGTCTCGCCTGTTTTACGGTCACGCTCAGTCCTCGTGACAGCGTCACGCACCAGCTCGTCGCTCGCCATCAGCGGCTCGATATATTCTTTCAAACGCTGCACCTGGCGCGTCGATGTGATCTTGCCAGCAGTAAGCTCAGACAGCTCGGCATTGATCTCGGCCAGCTCAACATCAGCATAGTTCGCGGCCGCCTCTGCAAGCGGCAGATCGATCATCAGACCGCGATCGTTGACGCGTTCGTTTGCAACGTAGGCCGCATACTCATCGTCGGTCAGCGGCTGCGTTGCTTTCGCCGCCATCCGCTCGACCACAACATCGCGCAGGCAATAGTCGTACATCTCCTGCAGGAGATCAGCATCTTCCCTGAACTCCATCGTGCCGGTCGTCTTATCGAATGTTGGGATGCTGAGCTGACGGATCAGCTCTTTGCCTCTCACATCTTTCTTGGTCGCCAGTCGCAAGCAACGCCCGAGGTCATCGAGACCAGACGGCAGCGACCGAGCGCGTGCCTGGGCGGCCGTGCAGTACCAGGCGCCAATATCGATCGGCGGAAAGTCGACATATCGCAATAGCACGTGGTTCGTGATCAGCCGCTCGAAAGCTGCGTTATGAGCGTGGATAGATCTGTGCGCGCCACGTGACACGTGTTCGCGGATCCGCTCCGGAAACGGTTTTCCGGGGATCCAGATCTGTGGAACGTCGTCATCAAACGCCCAACCGAGACACAGGATATCGGTCGACGGATGACGGGCATACCGATACGCCCCGCCCTGGAACAGCGGTTCACGTGAACGGGTCTCGTAGTCGATATGTAAAATTGGATCTGTCATAAGAGAAACGCGGGGAGCGCGCGGACGCGCCCCCCTCGTCGTTACTCCACCGTCACTTTCGTGCGGCGGGTCGCGCGCTGCATGACCGGTGACGCCGCATTGGTCTCCGGTGCGGCCTCCGGTGCGGCCTCCGGAGCGGCGTCGGTGCCGGCTTCACCATCACTCAGCCGCTCGCCGGTCTCGGGGTTCATCCAGTCACTGACCGGAAATTTCGGCTCCCAGATGGTACGGCCGAACTTCTTCAGCTCGTAGCTCCTCGCAAATGGCCGGACCACAGGCGCAAAATAATTTGCGTCAGGGCGCGAGCGCATCGCCGCCAGCAACGAAGAGAACGCCTTCTGGGCGCCCTTTGACGAGTTGCAGAGCTTGATCACCATGCTCGGATCGTTTGCGTCGGCGAGCTGGAAAGCAATCTGCTCGGTCCAGTTCCAGCCGATGCCGGTCTGGCTAGGCTCGGGGACCTTCTCGCCGAGGGGCACCATGATCTCGCCCTTCTTGGACCGGTTGTCGTCCCAGCAGACCCAGCCGTTCTCGAACGAGTAAGGATTAACGACCCAGTCGGTGCCGTTGGTGAGGACGATATTCTCCTCGCCGAAGATCATCTGGCCTGTAGCCTGGTCGATCTTCAAAAGCGGAAACGGATCGTTCGCCGCGCCGACGACGCCGGTAGCGACTGCGTCCTCGAGGATATTGTCCAGCGCCTCGATGCTGGTTGCACTTTCGAAGTAGTTCTGAAGTTCGTTAGCCATTTCAATTTCCCCTTTCCGGGATGTTCAATGAAGCCAGCGACACTGCGCCGTGGCTTATTTCGGCTGCAGGACGACGATCGTCAGCAGCAGCCATCGTGAGACCCGGTGACCGGGCCTCGATTATGTCGGAAAGATCCCCAGGCTTGCCGCCTGCGGCCTTCACCGACTTTTCCGCCTGCGAAGGCGAAACCAATTTGCGCTCATAGACATCGTTGATGCCGAGATCGCGGAGCCGTTCGGCTGCGACCTGTTCGTTCTGCCATGAGCGCGTGCGCCTCTTCTCGACGAGCTTGTAGCCGTCGACCTGGCGCCCTCTCTTTAATTCGTTGAACGCTGTCGAGCGGACAGTCTTTGCCCAGCTCTCTACCTCGTCGGCCATATGTAAGAGCTGCCCGAACTCAACCGGATCTATGAACGCCTCCGACACGTCGGTCGCGAGCGCGATCGATGCTTGCTCGTACTTTGCCGAACAGACTGGTGCCGCTTTGCACCACCGGCAGTGATCACCGGTGATCAGCGGCAGGTCATCGCGCGTCATCAGCTCGCGTGCGAGCGCCTCAACCTTGTCTGCAAAATGCCCGACCGCATTGGTCGTCGTGAAATCGAACTGCAACGGCTTCTCGTTAGCCGGCTGGATGATCGCCAGGACGACACCCTCGCGGCCGTCAAAATAATGGGCAGTCTCAGGCGAGCGCATACAGGCACCCGCGTAAAACATGAGCTGCTTGTTCGTCGGCCCACCCTTTACCATGACACCGCGACCAAACTTGAAGTCGCCGACGATGACCGCATCATCAGTGACAATCAGCAGGTCAGTCGTGCCGAAAGCATCGATGTCCGGGTAGCCGACGCGTGCCTCCGTGATCAATTCGAACTCATCGACGCCAAGCATATCGAGCATCCCGCCGACCGCCGATATGGCCGGCTTGACCATCTCGTCGATCAGGTCCTGGGTCAGCGTGTAACCGTCTTCCTCGTATCCGAGCATCGCGCTCGGAGGCACGTCATCGTTCAAGCACCGCTCTACAACCGAATGCAGGAAGGTTCCCTCGGCAGCATAAGAACTGCTCACCTCCTCCGGTGCCGTTAGCTCGAGCTGGTAGCTGCCGGGGCAGGCCATGCGTCTCGCGCATGAGCTGCCGCCGATCAGGTTCGAATGTTGGGTAGGCATGGTGTCTCTCCTCAGAAACGTGATCGTTAGTTGTCGTTCGCAGGCTCCGGCACCTCGAAGGTGTTTGGATCAGCGGACGGGATGTAATGCATGAACATGTCGAGCTGCTTCGGTTCGCTCTGTTCGCGCTTCAGCTCGACGACGTTGTCAGTGGTTTCATGCTGCATGATGGCTTGTCCTTTCCTCGAACACTGTCGAGAGCTGGTGGGATTTACGGATGAGGGTCTTCTGGACCTGCTCATCCAGGGAGTTCTCCAAATGGAGGAACCTGGCGGTGACCGCATTGGTCTGCCCCTTGCGATGCACACGCGCGACGGCCTGCGCGTTGTTCGCCGGCACCCAGTCGGCGCTGACGAACAACACATCCTGGCAGTCGCCGTGGGCGTGCAACGTGATCGCGGTCGACGCGGCCTGTAGCTGGCCGACGAAAACACGGCAGTCGATGTGGTCCTGGAACAGATCGATTGAGGTCTGGCGCTGAAAGGCGCCGACCGACCCGTGGACCGCGACTGGATTAAACTCATCCAGGCCGTCGATCAGGGCATCGATCGTGTCCAGGTAGTTGGCGAAGATCACGATCTTTTCGATCGCGTCATCTTCGAGTTCTTGGCGCACCATGCTGATGGCATCGCCAACCTTGGCGAGCTCGGTGACACGGCGCAGCGTGGTCAGGTGCATGGCGACGTGCTCATCATTGCGCGCACCGTTGATCACTGCTTCGATCGCAGCACGGTGTTCCTGCTCGAGGCGGTGAACCTCGCGAACCGTCGCGTCACCGGACACCGCGTAATTCTGGAAACGGATCGGTGGCAGGTCCTTCAATACGTCTTGTTTGCGGATACGGCTGACGACCGGCGACAACGCGCGCCACAGATCCTGAGACGGGCCGGTCTTGGTACCGAGTATGTTGATACCGAAAGGCGTCTCAACGGTTTCGCAGAACGCATCGCGGAACTGGATCGCCGTCATCGGTCTGCCTTGCGGCGTCTCGATCACTTCTGGATGCAGGCACTGCACCCAGGGGTAAATTTCCATGATGTTATTCGGGGTCGGCGTACCGGACAGGCACCAGACATTTGCTGCCTGGCGCGCCAGTCCCCGGTAGCCGAAGATCGCCGTGGTCCGCTTGGCCTTGATGCTTTTGAGGAACTGACTTTCGTCCAGGATCAGCACGTCGATTTCTATTTCGGACAGCCGCGCCTGCATACGAAGGGCAAGGTCATAAGAGATGACAATGAAGTCGCCTTCGAGTGTGTCAGCGCCCTTCTCGATCACGTGGACCGTGACCCGGTCCCCGTGCACCGCTTCGATCTCACGTGCCCAGTTTCGGCGCGCAACCGCGGGGCATACGACGACGGTGTGACCACCGCGCATAACCTCGCGCGCAGCAAACGCCGCGGCATAGGTCTTGCCGGTGCCCATGTCCCAGTGCAACAGGCCCGCATCGGTATCCGTCAGGAACTCGATGCCGTCCTCCTGATGAGCCATGAACTCAATCGGCATTAGCTGCACTCCCACGCGATCGCGAGATAGTTGATCGCGTCGACGAAGCTGTCGCGAAACGTCTCGCTGTCGCTGTCCGTACGCTGGATGCGGTCGAGCTTCTCCAGGACGTTGGCAATCGCGACGTCGCGCGCGGTCCGTTCCTTCTGAAAGAAGGCAGACTGAAGGTTCGACAGCTCGTGGTAATGATCAGACGCCGGGCCGTAGACACCGTCGCGGTTTTTAAATGTCGCGACCGCCGTCTCCAGGATCTCGATCGCGGATCGTTTGTTGCTGTCGTTCGCGGCGGCTTCTGCCATCGCCATATAGGTGCTCTCACGCGGCATCGGTCTCTCCTAATCTTCTGACTTCGAGGTTGTCTTTAGCCCAGCGCGCGATCAGCAACGCTTCGGCACGATCGATATCCTTGCGGCGCTGCAGGTCAGGCGCTGCCGCCGGGTAAAGCTGGATGGCACGAAGGCGCGCCTCGTCCTTGTCGGCCGAGAGGCCAAGTGCCCTCTTCCATGTGGCCGGCGTGACATATGAAAGGCTGACGCCAAGCGCGCCGAGCACGCCTTCGATCGCACCGAACGCCTGGCCGAACCGGAACGACGAGCTGACACCCTGGCGCGGCATGGCATGGACGCGCTCGATGACAGCGAAAGTCGGACCGAGCTGGCGAAGCTGATGCGCGAGGACAGCGGTTGCGATGATGCGGTGCTTGCCCTCGCCGGCCGTCGGTAGGTCGTGAACGGTGACGGTGTCCTTATGTATGGACGCGAATGCACCATTGATGCCGGGATCGATGCCGAGGATTTTCATTTGGCACCCGACAATATGCGCTCGCTCCAGAGCTCGGTGGGCAGCCCGTTTATGAGATCCGACTGGATAACGGACAGGCCGTTGATCACGACGACTTCAACGAACACGTCGTATCCTTCCGCGGCCCAGTAGTCCCGGATGCGCTGGGCAAACTGCTCGTTGCTCGTTTTCCGGAGCGGCCGGCGCTTGGCGCGTTGCCGGGCAGGTACGTTCATTGTCCTTCGTAGCGCCTGAGCGCGTCCTCTATATTGCGGACGGTCCGGAGCGGATCTGTCTTGCCGGTCTTCCAACGCCACAACGTGGACGCTGCAATGCCGGCATCGGCGCAGAGATCTTTCAGCTCTATTCCTGCTGCGGCTGCGCGGTCGGCAATGGATTGATATGTAGGTAGCGGCATGGTCGTCTTTCTTATCTGCAACTCTGGTTGTGGTTCTACCACCGAATCGAACTGAATATCAAGTTGCTTTTTTGCGCTTGCGTAATTTTTTCCGCAACTGTAGTTTGCCGCGCATGTCTGAGGAGATTGAACACGGCGACCTGTCACCGGCGGCTGAGCACCGGGAGATCGAGCGCCACGTAAAGCGCACGCATGCGCGTTTTTCGCGTATGCGGAGAGATCAGCAACGGGCTGATTTTCGCGCGCTGCGAGAGCTCGTCGACATGGAGCGCGAAACACGCGACCGAATTACCGAACTCGACAAGAGCCTCGATGCAGCGCGCAACCGCGTCGCGGGGGCATACGCTTACCTGGAGACTGAGCTGGGCTCGCTGGAAGATCAAGCGATCGGCGAGTTCATCATGAAGGTGAACGTGATCCAGGGGCCGACCGGGCTGCTCGCGCATACGCTCCGCGAGGGTGGAGACGAGCGCCTAACCAATTTGGACACGATCAAGCAGGCAACTAAAGACTGGGCGACCGGCGTCGCAGCCTGGGGCGAGCAGCTCAATACGCACGAACACGACCTAAACCTCGATCTGGCCGGCATCGAAAAGCCGCTTAACATGTTGCGAACAGCGGTCGATCAATTCGTTGAGCAATATCTATCCGTCCTCGATAGCTTCCTCGACCTGCTCGAGACCGAGGAACTGCGCTGGTTCTACGAAGATTTGAACGTGGCCCGGCTCTGGGAAATCGAGCGGGCGCGGATCATGCTACACATGTGCCGCGGCATGACCGGGCTGACGTTTTCCGTGTTGGCGGAACTGGCCGATGTCGCGAAGAGTACGGTGACCAGGTTCATGGCAACACCGGTACCGAGATACGTTATACGTGACAGCTCCCTGCTGAAGATAGTGCAGGCGACCTCGCGCCAGCTCGACCAGGCGGAGGCCGAAGAGCTTGGGTGGGCATACGAAGCGATAAATACGAGCGCTAACATCACCGGCGATTTCTCGACGATCGACGATATGGTCGATTACCTGGTTGGGCACTCAGAACTAAAAAGTGACTGGTTTACTTGGGCTGCCGCGCAGGCGGAAGCAGACCGCATCGGCACGACCGGCGGTCGCATGCGACACACAGACGATGGACCGCAAATCGTTTGGAGGTACCCCCGCCATCCCGCAGCCAGCCCGCCCGCCCGGATCGTCGAGGCATCGGCGAGCGCAAAGATCAGTATCTCTGGCTCCGCGGTGGCCGAAGTGTTAACCCCGCCCGGCGTACACACAGTCGGCCACGTCGCAGCCGGCGTGTGCCAGGAGG